ATAATAGGAAACTTACCTGTAGTATACTGAGTAGCGTCATCTACTGATAGGTTAATTTTTTCTAGGAATAAGTTATTACCACGTTTAACAAGTAACATAATGTCAGCCAAGTTAAATGACATAGACAGTACATCGTCACCAAACGTCCACTTAGACCAAGAAGCCTGTAGCTTCTCTCTGCCTTTCCAGTAGTACCTGTAGACATAGACTGCTTGAGTTTCACCTGTAGTCTGTACAAGTATCATGTCTTCGTTAGACGATGCCTCAATCTTTTTAATTTCACCATCCAGATACTCTGGTACGTGTGACGTAGTTTCAGCAGCATCATTAGTGTCAGTGTCAGAATCAACGTAGTATTCCCACATCCCTGACCACGCACCACGCTTACTAGCAAAGTATACAAATCTACCAGCAGCCGCTGGCTTGGCTCTCAGTGAAGCCTCAAACTCTGTAGTGCTAGATACATTGATAGTCTCAGGGGTAAGTACAGGATCAGCCGTTACTTTAAACTGTGTTAGTTCTGAGAACAACAGCAGTGTATTGTTAAATGGTATAGCATGTTTTAGAATGTTTACCTTGTTAGAGGAAACTGCTACATCAATGGGATCACTGTCCACAGTTGTAAGTGTAGACTTACGGAAAAAATCAAAGTCTAAAAACTCACCTGCCCTACTGAAGATAACATTTTCATCAGCTAGTACACCAAGTCTATTTCTGTGAAAGAAAATATCAGCTAAGGAAAATCCTATAAAAGAAGGATAGCTATTAGTGTCATCATCACCTACTTTACGTGATTCGTAGGATACCTCACTAAAGATAAATGTACCATTCGCTTGTTTAGTAAGTTTATGTGGCATAGTAGCAGCATCAATGTCAATTAAGATATTCTGCGCTACTGTTTCTTTCCATACACCATCAGCAAACTTAACATAGAAATCATCCTGTGCTTTCTGGTTATCGCCAGATACTTTAATTAAAAAGTTATTTGGCCCCTCAACAGGCAGCTTCTTAAAGTCAGGTGTTTCATCTTTGAACACAAGTAAATGATCTCCACCGTGGGAATCAGCTACTGTTACTTGAAAGTCTGTAGTATCATTAGATTGTATATGAAGAACTGAGCCATATCTTGTAACAGTAAGTCCTAAAGCAGAAGCACTAAGTGACGCATTAACAGGGTTATCATAAAAACCTGTATTAATAACAGCGGTTGAGAATGTATTTAAGTTTGTAGCAATCAAGTCTGTTGATGCACCACGTTCTGCGTTTTGTGTTAGTGCTGTGCTGGATTGAGTACTAGATTTAGTAGCGAATGATACGGTAGATGATGCACCTGATTTAGTAAGTACTAAAGTATATGTAGAAGAATAGTCAGCCTGTTTAACATAGACCAGTGCTTCTGGTCCACGTGCTGTGCTGGTTGTAGTATCTTTAGCAACTATTTTGTTCTTATTTAGAATGAATGTTGTATCAGCAATAGAAACAGCAGACAGTTCCTTACTAGGGTCTGTAAGCCCTGATAGGTAAGAAGCAGCGTTGTTAGTAACTGTTTTAGCTGTACCGTCCTTGTCGAACACACGGATAGTTCCTGCTGTATCTACCACCATAGAGTATAGTTCGTTTTCATCTCTACGGATGGTATGAATAAAAGCTTTATCTAAGTTACTAATAACACCTAAGTCTGCAATATGTAGTGTAGGTGGACGTTTAGATAGTCCAGAAACAACACTAGACAATCCGTTTTCCTGTACCTCTGCTTGAGTAGACAAGCGTAGGGAAGGGGGCTGCTGTGATACTCCGTTAATTAGGTTAGGAATGGATTGACTAATTAGTGCCATTACATTGTTCTCCGTCCCTGCCTGTCAATGATGCTAAATGTATCATAGTTATCAAATATGTTATCATCGTCAGCAGATTTGTCAAATTCTCTTAGTTCCATTAAGGCACGATTTTCGTCCTTTTCATGGAAACCATGTAGGGTAGCTGAACCTACCACACGATCTTGAAAGATACGTGTAGCACGTAGTATCGTGTACATCTTTGCTACCTCAGGTACATCAGTAAATTCTAATTGAACCACTACATCTAGCCCAACATTTTTACCAATGTTAAACGTGTGGTTCTTTCTGTCATACATCTTTAGGCCACGTTGTACTAAGTTAGGACTGTTTGCCACTAGGGTTGCATCTGCTTTAAGAATGTTAGCAGGTAAAATAATTTCTCCATTAGTATCTTGTGAAAAATTCTTGTTTAATTCTGTGTTAAAGTGCCAGCCCATAGACTGTACTTCTTTGTCAACTGTGTTAAGGATAGTCTCTGCAATCTCTGCTTCAATCAAGCCAGAGGAAAGACTACTAACTGGTGCTTCGCCAATGGCAGAAAGCATTGTGTTGACTGCATCTAATTGTGTTGTTCCTGCCATGTCGTTTACCTATGATACCTGTGGACAGTTCCATCGTTTCATTGATGCTATTGCCCTGTCATTATTTTTAGCCCTTTTACGTACACCGTCCATACGCTTACAGAAGGAATTTTTACGTCCCTGTTCTTTATCTGATTTTGGGTTAGGTGCGGGGGCTTTTAGCTTAGAACCTGTTGCCTTGTTGTACTTAGCCCTACCTTTTGCAGTGAGTCCTGCGCCTTGTTTGGTAGAAAGTTTTTCACCCTTCTTTATTGATAAAGCTACACCTGTACTCATGGCTTTTTCTTCTTATACTTTATGGTAGCACCAGTCTTCTTAGCCGCAGCCTTAGCCTGTGCCATACCCTTTTTAGTATACTTATATTCTTTACCTGCTACATTTGGCATATCTATTTCCTATACTGTGCTGTTTTTTTAGCAATCTTGAGGGGTTGTCTTACAAACTGTTTACCTTGCTGCTTACCTTTTCGTTTCGCAGCAGTTGTAGCTGCGTACTCCGCAGCAGATAAGCTCTTTATTGCAGCAGAAGGTAGATATCTTTCGCCAGTAGCACTGGATTTCTTTCCAGACTTTGTTCGCCATTTCTGTTTTGTCCACTTCTTTAAACTTTCCTGAGGCTTTTTCACGATGTATAGCCCCCACCTGCTTTCTTATAACGTGTTGCTAGTAGTTGTGCTTTCCTAGCAGACCATTGGCCTGAGTTACCACCCTTACTTCCAGACTTAATACTGTTGAACATACGTTTACGCATGGTAGGTTTGGTGTAGTTACCTGCCTCGTTCACACGTGACTTCTTAATCTTTAGGTTTTTCATAACACCATCCAATAAAAAAAGGGAGTAGCCGTTAAGCTACCCCCAAGTTTATTAAACCTCAGACAGACCGATACAGGCGGCTGGACGCAGGACGTTATGCCCCATTGCGTATTTTGCCACCATCAATGTGCCTTGACGATTAATTTGGTATTCAGACTCCATGCCAAGGTCAAGAAGCTTGACAGTAGCAACAGCGTCTGGTGTGAAGACAAAGCCACGGAACTTAGAAGCAAGTGCCACCATGTCAGCACCGTCTACAGCAGCAGTCGGTAGGTCATAGTGTGTTGTGCGTCCAGAACCAGCAGTGTTTGCTAGGGGTGCATTGTCAGATGTCTTACCTTCGTTAGCATCGCTTGTGGTGAAGTTCACATACAGGTTAGATACTTTGGCGTGGTTTGACATGATGACAGGCATCCCAGCAATTGAAGGTACTGTGCCTGATGCAATTGAACCATTACCACCAAAGTCCTTGTTCATGTAGACAAGCTTGTTACCATCAGTTACGTCCAAGAGAGCGTAGTACTGATCTGGTGCAAGTACAACAACAGCACCATCAGTAGGTACGTTCTTGACTTCCATCTCTTTACGTGCGTCAAAGATAGCTTTAGCAAGCTTGGCAGCATCTGTTGAGTCAGCGGTAGCTGCACCAATGTTGACGTTATCTGTAAAGTCTTCTTCGGTAAAGGCTTTGTAGTCTTGAACAAGACCAGCAGCGCGAGTTGCGTTGGTAGACAAAGCAGCCTTCACAAGCATACGTGCTACGTTCTTGTCTGCCTCATTAGCTAGTGCGATACCAGCTTCCTTTGAGTAGATTGAACGTACATCGTAGTGGTTGATGGCTTCATCAATGTTAGCAATGAACTGGCTTGAGATTAGCAAGTCATCAATTGTGACGATGCGTTCACCTGCACGTAATTGTCCACCAGTAATTTCGTTTCCGGGGGTCAAGTATTCAGCAGATGCACGGCCTGTCATTGGGAATGATGCAGACTTACCTTTTGAGATTGTACGAGTGCGTACTTTGTCCATAAGGACTTTCTTTTCCTCAAAGGCTGTCAGGACTTCCCCTGCATACAGCTTGAGAAATAGGTCACGTACGTCACCTGTATTGTTATTCTGGCCTTGGAAGCTTACGCTATAGGCCGGATTTGAAGCAGCTTGTGCCATTTGTAATTACTCCTTAGTGAGTATAATGTTGAGTTAAGTACACTCTGCATTACACTACATCCTTTCTCCAAGATTGTCCCTCGCAAGGGGTCAGGGGTAATCGTTTGTTATGTTAGCTTCGTGTTAGTTAGAGTTAACAATCCTTTCTACACCCTACAGTGCGGATTGCACATTCCTGTAAGGTCTTGGGATGTGATCCCTTCTAGGCACACCGTAATGTAACTAGAAGGAAGGGGGATTTCTCCCCCAACCCCATGCAACAATGTTAGAACAGGCTGGAACGAGCCAACTTATCAGCGACTGCTTGCCTGTAGGCAGGGTCTTGCGCGTATTTGGGGTCACGCATAGCAGCAGTTAATTCTGCATTGCTATTGAACTTCCCACCTGACACTTCACCTGTCCCACCTTGAAGTAGGGAAGGTTCCGCATTAGTTCGATACCTTGCGCTTAGACCTTGGATGGCAAACTGAATTAGGTTTGCATCTTGCGTTTCCATTGTAGCATTAAAAGCATCAACCTCTGCCTCAGGAAGATTGTCTGCTGCCCACTGTACCATAGCAGAGTATTCCTCAGCACCCCCAACAAGGGACTGCATATTAGAAGTCATCTGAGCCGCAACAGCGTTCTGACCTTCAATCCATGAGTCAACCATAGCTTCTGGAAAGCCAGCTTCCTCTAGGGCTTGGTATGCTTCGTCTGATAGAGTTCCATTCTCTGCATACTCCTGTTGGAATACGTCAAAGTCTAGTCCTCTTTCATCAAGTAACTCAGAAACCTCGTTTGCTGTCTGACTAACATCTTCTGTCTGACTGTCTGCTTCTTGTTGAGCCTCAGCTTCTGAATTACTACCTAGTTTACCTTCTAGTGCAGAGTAGGCTTTAGCCATATCCTCTGGTGATTTGAACTTTTCAGGCAACCATTCTGGACGTTCAGGGTCTACTTGAGTACCCTCAACCTTAGCCAGCATAGCGTCAACATGTTGTCGTGACTCTGCTGGTTCTTCTTGATAAGTGTTTACGGCATCTGCCATGTGTTACTCCGTTTCTACTGCGCCTTTAGCTAGCTGTGGTGCAGCACCCTGTGCCATACCTGCTGCTGTTTGTTCTAACATTTGTTGTTGCATCATCTGCTGCTGCATCATCTGTTCTTGTTGCTTCTGTTCGTCTGACTTAATAAGTCCTGACGTATCAATGCCAAGAGATGCTGCAAGTCTGTCTATGTAATCACCAAGGTTCATCTCACTTTGGATAACTTCAGGACCAAGTGGCTGAAGATACTGTAAGAAAGCAGCAAGTTTGTTAAGGTCTTGCCCACGCCCTAAAGCCTCAATACCAGTTACGACAGTAGGTTTAACACTGTCCCTTGGCATCTTAGGCATCTTGCCCTGTGTCTCTAATGAGGTCAACAGCAAGTTAATCATAGGCAACTGAAACTCTTGTGATAGAACTGAGTACACGCCCCCAAGCGCAGTCTCTAGTTCTTGTGCCATAAAACGTACTTCTTCGGCTGTGACACGTTCAGCATTACGCTGTACAGCACTATTCAACAGGAAGGCCGCAGCCAATCTGTCGTTAATCATACGCATAGTTTCTAATGCAACACGAAAATCACCCGACTTCTGTACTTGCATAGCTGAGACATCATTAACATCACCAGTAACAAACGCACCATTAGGTGCTTTCGATAGCTGATTAGTCTTGGTTGTACCATTAGGACGTACCAAGAATAGTAGCTTTGCTGATGCGGCACTGCCTTCAACAATAGCCTTAGTTAGTGCTTCAAGACTACGTAAGTCTCCTAAATATTCTTCAATGAAGCCACGCCCATAGTCCTCACCATCAATACGGATAAACCGTAATGGGATAAAAGGATTGCGGTCTACTTTATAAGTACCCTTGGACTCCTCAATGGATATACCTGCTACCTCTTGTTCAGTTTCCCATCCTTTTTTAGTACGGCAAACCTTGGTATATAGGTGGTGGTTCTTCATTGGGGTATCACCTGCTGTAATGACAGCTTGTGCTGCCTCTGGCAACATAATACCCGCTACTGATTCTTTTGTAATAATTTCTAGCACGTTCCCCATCATGTCACGCTTAACTACGTAACGATCAGGACGATACACACGCATCTGTCCCTTTGGGTCTTTAAATAAAAGCGCATTACCTGATAAAATGAGAAGCTTTAGTGC